AGTAGTGTACTACCATTTTCTTATAAACAAACACTCGATTAAACAAAAAACAATGATTTTGCTCCTGGTAATAATGTGCATTATAGACCGGACTTTGCAGGTTCCTACTGAAACGCATTATTGCTTTACAGGGGGAAGGACATCAATAACAAAGCACAACATGAGGCTAGGGCCCAGACAATGCATAAGAGACGATGTAAGCCTGATCAAGATTACATACACAAAAACAGGGAATGATAGCCATGGGCCAGTTTATGATATGACTATTTCTAGGAAGGACACTGTAAAAAATTGGTTTTCTTGTAACCCAAAGGCAACAGAGAATGGCCCTCTTCAGCTATTAGAACTTGATGAACAATTAAATATGCACTTTGGTCATTACTCATGTACCAAGCACTGTGAAATTAAAATTGATAAAGAATATGCAAGAATAGAACTTTCCACTTCAGGATTAAACTATTATGAAGTTTTGGGGACAATAAATCAAAGAAATTGGGTTGCATCAAAGATCCACATAGACCTCGCAAACACCTGCGAAAATTTAGTTGTCACATGTGGGCTTGATACAATTAAATTCCATGCATGTTTTAAACAGCACATGGAATGCAACAGATTTTTTAAAGACACCTGGATACCAGCCATACTTATACAAGGTTTCTGTAGTAATATAGAACTCTTCTTATTTTTTCTATTCTTGTTGACTTGTTTTACATTACTCTGGCTCATAGCTAAAACATTTCTATGTTATATAATGATCCCCATTTACCTGCCTATTGCAATTGCCTATGCTAGAATATACAACAGGTTTTTAAAGAAATGTAAATCATGCGGGTTGGCTGTGCACCCAATGGGCTCATGCGGGGTTGAGTGTGTTTGTGGAATGATCTTTGAAAGTACAGATAGACTGAAAAGGCATAGAGAGGCTAAACTTGGCTGCAAAGGCTATAAGAGTGGGATTGCTGCTAGGAGAGCTTGCAGGAGCAAAATGTCAAATTTTAGCTTAGCACTATTTATGGCTTTATTCCTTTTTTTCTTTTTGACTCCCAGTCTTGCTGTTCAAGTTCCTATAAATGATGGAAGAGTTTTAAATGCAGAGGATATCAGCCAGAGTATAGTAGATCTGTATTCAATAGTAGAAAATGTTATGACTATACAATTCTGGCTCCAGATAAGTTGCTTATTTCTTAGTGCTTTCACAATTTTTTTAATACTTGGTAAATATATAATGGAAAGGTCAGCAGTTTCAAATGCAAGAAGATGCAGAGAATGTAGCCTATACCATAAAAGAGGATCATTGTGCAACAGGACATGCATTTGTGGGTACATACAAAAAACAGGAAATCCAGACTTGTTAGTGCAGGAAATGCTACTAATAACACATACAGCCTCAAAAAAATGTTTCCTGAAGAGTTACAAAAAAAGAAGCAAGAAGATAGATAACATTATGCTATTGATCATGCTAACAATATTTTTATCGACAAGTATAGGAACAGCTGCAGAAGAAAGTTGCAACGGCCAGAGTGATGAAGAGAAATATGCATGCAAATGCCTGGAAAATCAGACAAATGATATCCTGAACATGTCCAAAGACTGTCTTGCCATTGCAAATTCCCTAGATTGCTCAAATGCCGGGAAAATGATAGAGCTGCTGAAAAATATGAACCCCTTTGAGTCTGCTAGGAAAAGAATTGATGAGCTTACTAAAATGTCTAGATTTGATTTGGCAAAGAATCAGTTTAACGCAAATACATCAACTTGGTTTTTCACACATGAAATTGTTTCTGCCATAACAAATTGTGGTACAGACATCCAAAAAACAGCAAATCTGGCAGAGGTAGAAATATTATTAAAAGTTTCAACTCCGTATCCATGCAAGCCTCCAGTAAAAACAAACAATGAGGCAGAATGCAAGTGTATGAGAGGAGAACAATGTAATGATTCAAGTATAAAAAGCACTTATGACGGGCAACAAGCTGAATATGAACATGATCTAAAATTTGTTGCGGATCGTTTACATAAAATAATACCAGGAGGCTATCAAAAAATGCTATTTTTGGCTATAACCCAAAAGAGACAAGACATACTCGATTTCATTATTGACAAGATGGTGGTAGGCTATCTCCAATCTGCGCCAGCTGCATCAGGGTATTTGAAAGTGCTTAAAAAGAGTTTTAAGGAAGAATTAGTGAAAAAGACAGACTCACCATTGTTTTATGTAAAGATGGTAAAGCCAAATGATGTTGTTTATACACATGTTCCTTTTGATAAAGTTAAAAACTATGCCCACACAGATTCAATAAAAATTTGTCCAAAAACATCAAATTGGTTTATAATTAGATGCATAGGACTTAATTCAAATGATGCAATTCATATGTTGATATGTAAGGATAAGGGGAATATAATAACTACTGGCAATCTTTACACAGTATCTGGGAATTTATGCTATATGGATCAGACATGTGATGTTGAGATGAAACCATTTAAATTATTAGATTTGGGAAGGATGAATAGATTAGTGTGCTCAAAGGTCAATCAGGAGCAAACTAAGCTTGTCTATCTGAATAACAGAGACCAACTAGGGGTGTGCAATTATAAAAATCAGGGGACCTGCAAGATCAAAACGGAATCTGCAGTATCATCTAGATCAGTGGTTGTATGCGGGGATGATGTTATACATGCTGATATAAAGCATTTAACACAAAAAAGTGATTCTGATCATGGCACATTCTGTTTTGACTCAAAATGCGAATCAAAAAGAGCTTTTATAAATCCTAATAGGATAGAGGAATGCAAGTTATCAAGAGATATCCAACAAAATCAGAAGGATATTGCTGTAAACCAACACAAAACATTAGAAGAATATCTAGAGAGTATTAAGACTAATTTGATGCAGGGACTAAAAACAGATAAATATGTTCCTACTGCAAATCTACCCAAACATGTTCCAGTTTATAAACATCTAACTTTGCAAGGTTCTGAAACAAATGATGGAATAACATCCTCATTTGTTAAGTTTAGTATGGCTGCAATGACTGGTAGCTCTGCAGGGTTCCATATAAAAACTCCTTCAGGGCAAGATCTATTTGATATAGTTGTATACATAGTTAATTCTGAAATAAGCTCTCTCTACGATTTCTCTTACATAACAGGGTCAACAAAGACAATACATTCTTATCATGACGAGGTTTGTAATGAAAATTGCCCTAAATCAATTAAGGGGAAACCTAATGAGGCAATTGCATTTTTTAAAGAAAGAACAAGCCAATGGGGATGTGAAGAATGGGGCTGCTTAGCAATTAACACAGGATGTGTTTTTGGATGGTGCCAAGATGTTATTTTAAATGAAGCGAGAGTCTATCAAAAAGCAACTGAAAGCTCTATAAAAACAAAATTATGTATAAGTTTACCCACTCAAACGTTTTGCCAAGAAATAGAAGGCGTCGAGCCATCCATAGGAGAAACCATAAATGCACAACTATCAACAGTCCAGATAGAGCATTTCAAGACCCCAGTTTTAATTAGAGATGGATTGGTCTATACTGGACAGATAAATAATAGAGGAAGCTATGCTCCTATATGTGGGTCTGTACAAAAATATAAAAAGAGAACCTTTGGTTCTGGGACACCCCATGTGGATTATACATGTCATGCAGCAAAACGGAAAGATGTAATTATAAGAGGATGCTTTGTGAACATGTATAAGGCATGCAAAATGCTTGAACCATACAATGTAATAATCGGTAGGAGGACAAATGAAACTATACAATTGAAGAGAAATGATTTGAACTTGGGTAATCTTGAAATTAAAATTTTATTGGGAGATATATCATTTAAACAATTTGCTGAAGATGCAGAAATCCATTATAAAGCCAAATGTGCAGGATGTATTGACTGTATGGATGGGATTTCTTGTAACATAGAGATACATTTTGACAAGGAAATATCATGCCCAATTAAGAGCCTAGATTGTGAATTATTTTATCATAATTTATTGATAAGCCCAGATAAATCTGAATATGACATTAAAATAAAATGTCCAGCAAAGCTAGATGCTGTAGAAATGTCTATATGTGGAATCTCTCAAAAGGTGCCGTTAGAGATTGTCCAGCATAAAGAGGTAGTTGAAGTTGATAACAATGAAAGTCCAACATATATTAGAGAAGAAGATTTAAGGTGCGGTAATTGGTTATGCAAAGTGTATAATGAAGGAATTTCTGGTCTTGGAGGATTGTTTTCTATTTTCGGAAATGCATATTACTGGGCATTAGGAACTGTAATAGCAGTAATTGTGCTCTTATTAATAGTTTTTATATTTTTCCCAATAATCAAAAAATGCTTAATGAATATAAAAGAGATAAAGGCCCTAGACGATAAAAGAGACGAGCTGATAAGAAGAAGGCTGCTTGAAATGAAAACAAAGGGAGCATAAGGGAACAAACAGAACAAAAACGAAACCAACAAGCAAAACAAAACAAAAAAAACAAAAAAACAAAAAAAAACCAAAAAAAACCCAAAAAAAAGAAGAGGGAGGGATGGGAGCAGCAGCACAC